AAGAATATACAAGAACTATTCGTGAATGGACTATTACAGGAACATCAAAGCCAGATGCAACATATGAAATTGGTGATTCTGAGAATGGAATTACAACTGATGAAATTACTAAAGCTATGGCTGATAGAGAAGTATATCTTGCAGACGTAAAAAAGCGTAATGATGAATATCAAGCTTCTAAAAATGCGGGAACTGCTGCTTCAAATGTAGCAACTGCTCCAGCTGCAGTTGGTGGTTTTAATTTTTAGTTAAAAAATTAATATAGTTAGAGGAGTTATTTAAAACTCCTCTATATTTTTTAATTTTTTAAAAGCCTATTCACTTAGATTAAAGAAATATTAATTGCTTGGGGCGTTTATGCTCGAAGTCAAAAAATAAAAATAGATTTGGATTTTTTTTAAATGAAAAATTGGATTAAAGGAGAGAAATAAAAAATGGCAAATATTGATATTTTTAACGTTCAACCACATCAAGTTAGTCGAGATATGAGAGGGTATTCAGTTTTTCTCTATGGCGGATGGAAGACAGGTAAAACTACCACTGCAGTTAAATTCCCTAAGCATTTTTTGCTAGCTTTTGAAAAAGGATATTCTGCAATTCCTGGAGCTATGGCGCAGCCTATTAATTCTTGGTCTGAATTTAGACAGGTTCTTCGCCAATTAAAAGATGATAAAGCTAAACAGATGTTTGAAACAATTATTGTAGATACTGCAGATATTGCATATGATTATTGTCAAAAGTATATCTGCGCAAATAATGATGTAGATACTATTGCTGATATTGCTTATGGTAAAGGTTATGGTCTTGTAGAAAAAGAATTTGATGAATGTTTACGTCAGATTGTTCAAATGGGGTATGGTCTTGTTGTAATTTCACATGAATCAGATAAAACTTTTACTGATGAAAGTGGAAAACAATATAATAAAATTGTACCTACACTTGATAAACGAGCTAATAATGTTCTTGCAAGAATGTGTGATATTATTATGTATACTCGTTCTGTCACTGATGATGGAGGAAATGAAAAAGTTGTAGGTTTTATGCGTGGAACTTCAAGATTTGAAGCAGGATCTCGTTTTAAATATACACCAGATTATATTGATTTAAGTTATAGTAATTTAGTAAAAGCCATTGGAGATGCTCTTGATAAACAAATGGCAGAAGAAGGTGCTGAATTATTTACTGATAAGAGAGAAAATCTACATATTGATACAACATCTAATTTAGACTTTGATGAGCTTATGAAAGAATTTGGTGACATAATCGCAAATATTCCAGGTTCAACAGATATGACTGGTGAAACTGAAGATGGTATTAAATTTAAAGAATATTGGCAACCACGTATTACTCAAGTTATTGAAAAATACTTAGGAAAAGGTAAAAAGATTAAAGATGCTACAAGAGATCAAGTAGAAGCAATTGATCTTATTGTTAGTGAAATAAAAGAAATAATTAAAAAATAATTTAACAAGCGGGAAGTGCTATACTTTCCGCTTGATTTTTATTAAAAAAAATGTTATAATATTTATATATATTATAGGAGAATAAAAAATATGGCAAAGCATATTGTAAAATGCCCTAAATGTGGCAAATCTTTTGATACAAACATTGAACAAGCCGTAAAAGTATCTGCAAGAAGATATGGTCATGCAACATGTTACCCAGATATAAAAGATTTTGTTCCACTTGCCGCCACTCAAGAAGACCCAGATTTAACTAAACTGAAAAAATATATTGAACAACTTTTTGGGAAAAATGCAAATTGGGCACAAATTAATAGACAAATTAAAATTTATATTACAGATAACAATTATTCATATAGTGGCATCTTAAAAAGTTTAGTGTATTTTTATGGAATTAAAGGTAATTCTATTGAAAAAGCAAATGGAGCATTAGGTATTGTTCCTTTTATTTATCAAGATGCTTATAATTATTATTATGATTTATTTTTAGCACAAAGTAGGAATGCAGACAAAAACATAGAAAATTTTATTCCAAAAACAAAAGAAATAACAATACGTCCGCCACAGAGACCTATATTAAAAAGATTTTTTAATTTTTTGAATGATGATGAGGTAGAAAATGAATAAATATATTGATATTATAAGTTTAACAAATGTTATAGGGAATGTTTTTAATAATCCTAAATTATTTGACGCAGAAGATAAATATTTTTTTTCAGAAGAAGATTTTGTAGATGATTTTCATAAAATTGTTTTTGGAACTATGTTTAATCTTCATCAATTAGGAGTAAAAGAAATTACTTTAAATACTATTGATGATTATCTATCTAGTAGACCTAAAAAATTAGCAATTTATCAAACAAATAAAGGAGCTGAATATATTTCTAAAGCTGCAGAAAATGCAAAAATAACAACATTTGATTATTATTACAATAGAATGAAAAAAATGACATTATTCCGTATGTATAATCAACTTGCGGGAATGGATTTATCTTGGCTTTATGATGTTGATAATATACTTGATATAAAAAAGAAACAAGAACAAGAAGAATGGTTAGATAATCATACTCTTGAAGAAATTGCAAATGTTATTGATGATACAATTATTGAAGTAAAAGCTCAATGTATTGATAATAGTATAGTTGCGGGAACCCATGCAAGTGAAGGCATTGATGAACTTATTGATTCTTTGAAAGAAACTCCAGAAATAGGTTATCCTCTTTTTGGGCATTATACAAATGCTGTAGTGCGTGGAGCTAGATTGAAAAAACTTTATCTAAGATCTGCTGCTACTGGTGTTGGTAAATCTCGTGGAATGGTTGCCGATTGTTGTTATATCGGATGTAATCAAATTTATAATATAGAAAAGAATTGCTGGGAGACAATTGGCAAGCCAGAGCCTACAATGTATATCGCAACAGAACAAGATTTAAGTGAAGTTCAAACAATGATGATTGCTTTTATTTCTGGCGTTGATGAAGAACATATTTTAACTGGTGAATATTATGCTGGTGAATGGGAAAGAATTGTAAAAGCAAAACAGATTTTAAAACAAAGTAAAATTTATTTTGAAGCATTACCCGATTTTAGTTTAAAAGATATTGAAAATACAATAAAAAGAAATATTCGTGAACATGATGTTAAATATATTTTCTTAGATTATCTTCATACAAGTATGAAAATACTTGAAGAAATTACTAAACGTAGTGGCGGAGTCCGCCTTAGAGAAGATAATATTCTTTTTATGATTTCTATTAGATTAAAAGATTTATGTAATCAATATGGTGTATTTATTATGACTGCAACCCAGTTAAATGGAGATTATGTAGATGCAGAAACTCCAGATCAAAATCTTCTTAGAGGAGCAAAATCAATTGCTGATAAAATCGATGTAGGTATGGTTATGTTAGAATTAACTCAAAAAGATAAAGACAGTTTACAAGCTATTGTTCAAAAAATGGGAGTTCCAATGCCTGAAATAAAAATATCTGTATATAAAAATAGACGCGGAAGATGGAAAGGAATTTATCTTTGGGCTAAAGCTGATAGAGGCATTTGTAGAATTGACCCAATGTTTGTAACTAAATGGAATTATGAATTATGCGAAATTGAAGATTTAAAAATAAAAATTCAAGATGACTCAGCATTTTGATTGAGGAGAGAATATTATGAATTTAAAAGAAGATAATATTGAAATAACAAAAATAACAAATTTGTCTACAAATAAAAATTATGAAGCGTATTCTAAAAACGGAGATTTGTTTATTCCAATACCATGTGATAAAATAGAAGAAAGAATTTTTTTCTTAAAAATTCCTCATAATGTATTAATAGACGCAATAAATAAAAAAATATAATTACAATTAATAAGAGAGGTCAAAATGATATATAGTTATAACAAAGACGAAATAAAAAATAGTTTATCAATAGACCAAGTCAAAGAATACGTTGCAGAACTTGGTGGAGAACCACAAGAGCAAAATGGAATCCTTATATGTAAAACTATATGTCATTGTGGTAATTCACATAAACTTTATTATTATCCAAATACTACATTATTCAAATGTTATACCGATTGTGGAGATACATGGGATATATTTGAACTAACTCGAAAAGTAATGAGTAGAGAACAGCCAAAAGCAAGAGAAGATTCTGATTGGAATTTGCCAGAAGCTATTCAAAAGGTTGCCGAATATTTTCACTTTGCTCCTGATGTAAAAACTGATGATACTTTATTATCAACAGCGGAAGATTTTAAAATTCTTGAAAAATATGATAGAATAAATAATATAAATACAATAACTCAAGAAGTAGAATTAAAAACATATGATGGTTCTTTTTTAAAAAACCTTCCGCATCCAAGAATTGACCCTTGGTTAAAAGAAGGTATTTCACAAGAAGTAATGGATGCCGCTGGAATATGTTATGACCCAAAGAATTGTGGAATTGTAATTCCTCATTATGATATAAATGGTAATTTAATTGGAATTAGAGAAAGAACTTTAATAAAAGAGCAAGCAGAGGCATATGGTAAATATATGCCTGCAAAGATTGCTGATAAGATGTATAATCATCCACTTTCATTTAATCTTTATAATTTAAATCATAGTAAAGATAATATTAAACGAATGAAAAAAGCTTTTGTATTTGAAGGTGAAAAGAGTACTCTTTTATATCGTTCATACTTTGGTGAAGAGAATGACTTATCTACAGCTTGCTGCGGAAGTTCATTTATTAATTATCAAGCTTGGCTTTTAATTAATTTAGGTGCAGAAGAAATTATTGTAGGAATGGATAAACAATTTAAACAAATTGGTGATGATGAATTTAATAAGCTTATTAAAAATTTAAAACAAATACACAAAAAGTATGGAGCATATACTAAAATAAGTTATATGTTTGATAAGACTGGATTATTAGGTTACAAAGACAGTCCAATAGACTGTGGAAAGGAAGTCTTTCTTGAGCTTTATAAAAATCGAGTAAATCTATATTAAATTATGCGGTGATGCAAGGGTAGACATTTAGTCGTAGTTTAATTTATAAAAAAGAAACGAAGACAGTGCGGGGTTCGATTCCCCGCCCGCATATTTAAAACTTTTTAAAGGAGAAAATAAAATGAAAGTAGAATGTATAAAGAAAACAGTTGACCTTAATAAAATTCATTTGGCAATAGACCACTTTAAGGTGAACCATAGAGGAGAGAATCCTTCTTATCTTATAATGAATTATGAAACACATGATAAAATTGAACATATGTTTAACAATGAAGTTGAGGGTGATAGATCATATATCATTTATAAACAAGAACTTTTTGGTATAGAAGTAGCACTTTCTGCTGGTTTAAAATTTGGAGAGGTGGATATTGTTTAATGAAATTTGAATTAATAAGTAAACCAAATGAAAAATTAACTGCTACTCAGCAGTTATTTATAAATAGAGGATTACAGTTATATGAGATAAACCATTATATGAATTTAACTGATGATGATATAAATTCACCTCTACTGCTAGGAGAAGAAAAATTAAAAAAAGTCGCAGAAATTGTTACTTCAATGGTGAATAATAACTTAATACTTGTAGTAATAGTAGATGCCGATGCAGATGGATATACCAGTGCTGCAGAGATTATCAACTGGCTTTACTATTCTTACCCAGAATGGGCAAAAACTCATATCTTTTATTATTTACATGATAACAAAAGTCATGGATTAACACCAGGTTCAATGATATTTATTGAAAATTTTGGTGCTGATGTAGTTTGGATTCCAGATGCAGGTAGTAACGATCTAGAACAAATTCAGAAATTACATAAAGATGGTAGAAAAATTATTATCACTGACCACCATATTATTGAAGAAACTGGTGCAAGT